TTTTGCAGTTTCTGGATGTTGCTCTCTCATAAAATTTAACATATCTTTACCATAAACCATAAAAGCATAAATGTTTTCCTGCCATGCTTCTACGTTTTTAGCCCAATCTGATATTTTTATTACTATTTCTTTAGTGTATGCTTTACTCATTTTTTCTCCTTTATTGTTAATTAGTAAATTTACGTATATCTTTAATAGCTTGTTCTGGTGTGTACCCAGTTTTTTGTTCTAAAGTTGTAAAAAATTTTATCAATCGTTCTTGACACTCTTTATCATTTAATGGTGGATCTTCACCAACGATATGCTCATCAATTAAATCAGCAACATCATATTTTTTTATAATCATTTTAGCCCACTTAACTACAGGATTATTTGAATCTACTCCTTTACCCAAATTCATGTCAAACCTATCATCGTTAGTAAAACTAAAAGAGAAATCGTGCGCGGAAAAGATCGCCATAACAAAGCAAACAAGACGACTAAAATCAATAAGGTCTTCATGACTTTTTAATTTCCGCATGGATAATCCTTTTAGCTATTGCTTTATCAAATAACATAAATCCCGTATCACCCATAACTAAATTAATATCAGCCATTCGAGTTGCAATTAAATCTATAAAAGCATCATCTTTAAATTCTGATTTCCTAACACTATCAATTAAACTATCCACAGCTTCGTTTAATTGTCTCCAGTTGTATACATTCATTTTTAATTTCAATTTACTTTCCAAAAAGTTATTTTTTGTTTTACAGTATTCAGTAATGTATCAAATACTTTTTGCAATCGTGTGTGATCATCCATTGTTATTATTTCAATTGGTTTTGAATTAACAGTCAATCTAATTTGTTTTGCATCTTTGTTTAGTTCAACAGAGAAGTTTGGATTATTAGAATCTAAAATACTTAATCGTGATCCTTGGTCCGTCGTTCGTATTTCTTGTTGCACTATATTTTGATTAGCTACCAATTTCTTCATATCCCATGAATATAGTATTGACACTACCGTTGTCAAGCAATAAAATAACTCGTAAGGTAGCTTATGAAGTTTATATTAATTTTACATCTTTGCAGTATGATTACGGGTACATGTATAGATCCTTACGTTCCTGGATATCAGTTCACAAATCACTATGATTGCGCTATAGCAGGCTATAAATTGTCTGGAGAGAGCTTAAAAACACTAGCTGAAGATGATTTATATTTTGGAAAAGAGCGCATAAACAAAGAAGAATTAGCCGTTCGGTTCGAGTGTAAAAAGCTCACAAGTACATGAAGGTTGACTTTTTCTCCCACAGCCATTAATCTACATACATGAAGTCTTATCTTTTTTGTATTCGGTACGCTGGAAAGTACTACGAAAAGGTAGTCCAGGCCGAAAATGAGGAAGATGCTAATAAAAGACTTTTAGAAGCGGTAGATCGAGGAGATTCGTTTGATAAGGTTGAAGATGAACCACTGTATCGATCCGACTACTGTTTTGTAACTTTTGAGGAGGTCAAAGATGTTACAAAAGTTAATATCAGAGAAACTTCAGTTGGAGTCTCAATGGGCCAACAAAGCGTTAGCACAGGGTAGGGTTACAACAGATATGAAGTGGATCGACATTAAAATTAAAGATCTTAAAGTCAAGATCAACGAACAAAGTGAGATTGACGCTAGAGCAGGTCTTTTAGATATTGCTAGTGACGAAGTAAAAGCTTAGTTATTAGTTTTTATATTTTTTTCTTTAAAATCATTAGTTTGATGTAAGGGTTGCATGCCCTCTTTTAAAAGCATGTAGTCGGCACAATAATATTTTTTATTTTACAAGTTTCACAATTAATCTTTGTGTTCATTATCAGCTAAATCCCAAATTACTTTAGTGTATAGAATTTTACCGTTGATATGTTGCTTTGCTTCTTGATCACATGCAGGACATATATAAATATGTTCCTGATCCGTAGGTTCAAAAGGAACCATTTCTTTACAGTTAGGACAAATCCCAAAATTAATCATGAGCTGTACCCCAATCCTTTCCAATTGCTACATCAACTAACGAAGGGACTTTTATTTCAGGTATACAGTGTTCCATAATTTTTTTAATTTCTTCTGGGTCTTTAGCAGGTCTAACATTAAAACATAATTCATCATGTATTTGAATTAAAGGCAAGTATCCAGCTTTATAACATTCTATCATAGCAACTTTAACTTGGTCTGCAGCGGATCCTTGAATTAATCTATTTAAAGCTTTGTAAGTTCCAGCACGTTTAATATTATTTTTACCATACTTACCAACTGCAGTTTCATAATCTTCTGATTTAAATAGGCCCCAAGACATAGGCTCCCATTTATCAAATCTACATTTACGACCTCTAATAGTTCTAATAGATCCGTATTTCTCTGCAGATTCCATACATCTGTTAGCTAGTTGTTTAACGAACGGTACTCTCTGATTATATTCTTGTAGAAGTAACTTGGCTTCGTCGGTTTCAATTCCCAATTCATTGGAAAGTTTTCTCGCACCCATACCGTAAAAAATTCCCAAGTTAATTGTTTTTGCTTGCGATCTGGGGATGCCTGCCATTTCGGCGACAGTTTGGTGGAAGTCTGCGTTTTCTTTTTCATAAGCCTCTACTAGTTTGTCTGACCCAGGAAATCCAATTGATGATGCGTAGTGTACTACAAGTCTTGGCTCCTGTTGACTATAATCAAACGAACCCCATTGTAAACCAGATTCAGGTTTAAATAAAGACCTTATCTTTGTGCCTAATTCCTTATTTCTTGCAGGAACTTGTTGTAAGTTAGGGTTAGAATAACTTAGTCTACCAGACACTGTACCGCCGCCATCACCTCTTAATTGGTGTATTTCAGCATGGATTCGACCGTCATGTTGATATTTAAGTATACTATCAATAAAAGTTGCATGAAATTTATGTACTTCTCGTGCTTCTCTTATGAATTTTGCAATAGGATATTCACAATTTAATAACCAGTTAGCAGTAAAACTAGGTTCTTTAGTCTTCTCTGTTAATGGATATTTTATTTTTAATTTATCAAATGCTTTAGCAATAGATCTAGCTGCAAATATATCTACATCTACACCAGCTTCCTTTTTAATTTTTAAAAGTATTTTTTCTTCATTACTGACAAATTCTTTTTTAAGTTTTTCTGCACCTTCTAAATCAACTTTAACTCCTACAGCTCTCATCTCAATTAAAATTGGAAGTAGTTCACTTTCCATTTTAAATATATCTGTCAAAGATTGTTTGGTAATTTCAGTTTTTAAATATTGCCAAAGTTTTAAAGTTAGAGCTGCATCTTGTTCTGCGTACGATCCAACATACTTAGCAGGTAATTTATATAATTCACCTTTAGCATCAATACCCCAATCATCAGCAGCTTGTTTTAATTCAGCTTCTGATTTAGTTTCACCTAATAAATCAAATCCTAATGCATTTAATGAATATGAAAACCTATTTTCATCTACTAATGCTGCAGCAATCATTGTATCAATAATTCTACCGCTTCTGATCCGTATTCCGTGAGCCCTTAGCCATCCTACATCGTATGGTGCATTATGAAATATCTTGTCTCCAGGCCCTGAAACTATATCTTGAACCCAATCTAAAACCATTTTAAAATCCATATTAGAACCATTCTCATGAGCTATTGGATAATAACCAACAAAACCAGCAGCTGCTACTGCAATTCCTACAATATTACCATCCATTGTAGGCCACCCAGGGCCTTTGTTTTTGATATTTGGATCCTTAGTCTCTAAGTCAATTGCTATTTCTTTAGCGTCTTTTAAATCTGGAAAACTAGTTGGTGTTTTCCAATCTGACTCTCGGTACGTTAAGTTTATTTGTTGGCTCATAAATATATTGTTCCTCTATTAACTTATTTATTTTATTTTTGTTACTAAATGCATACAATGCTGCATGATAATCTTCTGGAAATATTTCCCAAGTAACATCTTTCACTCCTTCTAGCTGAATATATATCTCTAGATGAAATGTATGATTATTTACGGTTATTGTTTTTTTTACTTTGTTGGTCATCTTGTAACTTTTTAATTTCTAAATCGCAGTAATGTTTTATTTTTTGTAAATCTTCAATACCATTTTTACCTAAATATCTACAAACATATTTAACAACATTTCCTTGAAAGAATGATAAATTATTTTTTGAAATAAATTCATAAGGTTGAATGGGGAAATCTTTGTAGTGATTCCCACCTATTTGTTTATCTTGCGGAAACAATCCTTCAAACATATTTTTATCAGTCATACTAAACTCCACACATTCCTTCACACTCACCATCAAAACCTTCTAACAAGTCCCCTTGTTTATCGTCTTTCTTTTTAAAGTCAACTTCATCTAAAGGTTTATCAGATCTGTGTAAAAAATAATTATTGTTTTCTTTATCACATCCCATAAACCCATTTCTTAATTTCTTATCTAATTGAACTACTTCTTCAAATTCTTCTGGTGTTTCTGTTTTAATTCTCAACCATTCTTCATCAGAGTGGTATGGACAAAACGTACATGCTGATCTTGGTGGTTCTGGAAACTTATTATCTTTCATCCATTTAATACAATCAGCTCTAGACATTCCTTTATCAATTAAAGGATATTCGAAATCTATGTAATGATATTGAGACACTCTCATTCTAATTGCTTCATCTTTTGATATACCAAATATCTGTTGAACTTTTTTATCTTTAGGAACTCTTTGTTTATAGCCAACACCGAGTAATCTTCTAATCTCCTTAGTAACAGGTTCAATTTTATATGTTGCAGTGCACATACGTCTTAATATTCCTTTTTTACCAGTTACCTTGTGTCTAACATACATCGGTACAGTAGATCCTCTAACATAAGTTCCTTCATTAGATTTAACCATGCCTTCTTTTAAAGATCCTGCAGATACAGTGTTTACAGGATAAGATAGTTGTTTAGTTAGCCACTCTAACCATTCGTAAACTTTTTTAGGCTCTGATCCCGTGTCAGAAAATAAAGCGTAATCTACCATAGG